GCGTCACGGGCCTTTGTGCGGTGATCATGAGCTGGTGGTTGATGGACGGGCCGGCATGGCGAACCTCAAAGCCGGCGTGCTCAACGAAGTCGATCAGCGTCTTGCGGACGAACCCGTATTTGTGCGCCATGTACGGATTGCTCTGCACCAGTCTGGCCATGCCGTAGTACATGTCCAGCCCCGTGACCGGGCCTGCTGGCGACTCGTAGACGACGTTGTTGTCGGGCTTGATGCCCTCCAGATCCGGCACCACGGCGATGAGAAACCCACCCGGCATTAGCACGCGGTGCAGTTCGCTCAACGCTTGCACGATGTCGTGCGCCGGCATGTGTTCCAGCACATGCGAGCAGTATGCGATGTGATATTGGCCGATGTCCCCCATGTCGGTCATGGGAGCAACAAAATCAGGAGAGACGCCTGGATCAATGTCCAGACGAGTCTCCTGACCCTGTATCCACTCGGGAAGCGGCGACCCACCGCATCCCGCATGAAGCACCTTGATCACGCGGCCTTGGCCAGGCCGAGAGCGTCCAGCGTGTTCATGATGTCAATCACGGCAGCCTTCAGCGTCGTGGTGACATCAGCAGACGACGCGGTGCCGACGTCCGAGGTAGCAACGGCAGCGGTGCGCTGCGTGATCGGCGTCGTGCCGTAGAAACCGACCTTGCCGGTAGCAGACGGTTGCATCTGCACGGGCTGGCCGCTGCGGCCGACGTTGAGGGTTTCCTCGACGTTGCCGTCGCCCATCTGCTGGCCATCGCCAATCTTGGGCGCTTCGAAGTTCGCGTTCGACATGATGTTCCTTTCTGGCGCTTACGCGCCACCCTTCCACAGACCAATGGCCTGCAGCGTGTTCATGATCTCGATGACGGCTGCCTTGAGAGCAGTCGTCACGTCCGCGCTGCTGGCAGTGCCAACGGCGGACGTTGCTTGGGCTGCGCTGGAGCGCTGCGTGACAGGCGTGGTTCCGTAAAACCCGGCGGTGCCACCGGCTTTGCCGATGATTGCACCGTCGAGTTGCGGATCCTCGAATGCCACACCAATTGCTTTGGTGTTTGGCATTTTCATCACCCCCACATGCGAACGGCCATCTGCGGGCGGATGACGCTGTACCCGTACAGCACGTCAATCCGGCACGGCATCCGGTCGTTGTTGATGTCGTACTGGCGCACGATCCGCATCGAGATCCCGTTGTGGACCTTCCGGCTGGCCATGTCGACGCCTTGCGGCAGCATCAGGTCAGCGGTGGCGAACGTGATCGCGTCCTTGTGGTAGATCAGGTTCTGCGGATAGCCCGTCGAAGCCGCACCCAAGAAGGTGACGACATCCCCGGCGGCCGGCAGGGCGGTGACCGTGGCCAGGGCCTGCGTGGGCGCGTACACGGCCGGCAGGAAGTCCACGTCGACGAACTCGGTGGAAGCCGAGGTAACCGTGTTCTGGACCACAAACTGCTGCAGCGAGCCGGTGGACTCGCGGGTCTGCGGGTTGACCGCGAACACGCCAGCGATGGTGAACACGTCGCCCGGGACCAGCGTGTTGCCGTCGGTCACGTTGTCCAGCGTCAGCGTGGTGGCACCGTTGGCCAGCGTGGTCTTCACAATCGGGGTGTCCGAACGCAAAGCCGAGCCGGTGGTGTGCACCTTGATGGACTGCGACATGTTGATTTCCTCGTAACCGAGGATGCCTTCGCCCATCATGCCGTTTTTGAACTGGCGCGAGATCGTGCTGGTCGGGTTGAACAGGCCCTTCATGCCTTCCACCAAACCCGCGTTGGCCGCCGGATTGACCGTGGCGTAGCGCGGCGACATGACAGCAGCAGCCTCGTTCAGCTTCTGCTGCGCTTGCAGCAGCACCAGCGAGGTGGCCGGCGTCGTGCCGGGGGTGCCGACAGACTGGAAGATGTCCTTGTACGAGTTGGCGACATCAGCGTCGATGCTGGCCGCGAGTTGCGAAACCCGGGGCTTGAGCACGCGATCAGCGAAGTCGTCCAGCGACAGGGCCATCTCGGCAGAGGTAAAGTTGACGCCGATGTGCTTCTGCGAAGCAATCGTCAGCGTGGTGAACTGCTGCTGCACCTCTTGCACTTGCAGCGCAGCACCGTCAGTGACCAGCGCGCGATCCGGCAGGCGGATGCGCAGCGTGTCGCCGATCTTGGCGCCTTCGACGGCGAACGAATCGTCGTACTGACGATTCACGTTGCGGGTGATGACCAGATTGTTCTCCAGGATCTCCAACGCCTTGTTGGTGATCATGTCGATGGTCAACAGACTTTGTGCCATGACTGATTCCTTTAACGGTTAACTATCGCGATTCTTGGCATTCCGCACCTGTCGTGCGCGCTCGGCCGCGATCCACTGGCTTGTGGTCATGTGTTTCACAGACCTCGGATCAGTGGTGTCGTACGTCGTAGACGCAGACCTGGCGGTAACGGGCGTGATCGGTGTGGGGGCCGCAGAGGTTTTCTTTGCCGGCGGGCTCGACTGCACTTTGGCTTCGATCCTACCGATTTCCTTGGCCTGCAAATAAGCCGGCAGCCGAGAAATCCGCTCCGCTTCCTTGGGATTGCTCCCGAGGTAGTACGCAACATCCGGCCCCACGTCAGAGGCTTGGATGGTCTGCGCCATCAGGGTCGTGATCGGCAGCTTCGGGTTCAACGCGACTTGCTCGAAGTCGTCGTACTTTTCCCGGGCCGCTTCTTCGCGCTCCTGATAGTTCTCCAGCAGGGCTTCCTGTTGCTGCCGCTGCTCACGCTGCTGAACCAGTTCTTGCGCCTTGCGTTCGGCGAGCGCTTGCGCGTATTCGTCGACGTTGGCAAACTGATCCGCAGTGGGTGCGGGGGCGGAAACGGGTCGTTGCTGGGCAGGTTGCGTGAGCTTCCTTTCCCACTTGCGCTGCTCTTTTGCGAGCCGCTTGGTGATCAGTGCGTCGACTTCCTCTTGCGAAAAAGTCTTTGACTGCTCAGCCGGCGCATCAGTAGCGACATCCGGGGTGGCCGTCACCTCGGGCGCTTGCACGGTTTCCGCTGGCGCGGTGTCCGCTACGGGCAGTTGATCTGCGTCCATTTGATTCCGTGGAATCCCCGGTCAACGGGCCGGTACGATGGCGCGGAATATACCACGCCAATTGTGCGAAGTAAGCCTGCGCTAAATTCTTACACCCCAACAGACCCAGCCATGTCTGCTTGCGCCATCACCCAGGCGTAGCACTTGTCGAGGAACGCTGCGCCGGCCTGTGCCTCGATGTCATCCAGCGACGTGTGGTAACGCCGGAACTCCACATCCCGCGTGTCGTCACCGGGCGTGGCCGTGCCGTAGCCCGCGATGTCGATCATGACGGAGAACTTTGGCCCGCCCTCGCGCTGACGGCTGATGGCCGCAGTGACGATGCGGAAGTAGGCACCCGCGAACGGGACGCCGTACTGGGAGCTGGTGAGGTCAATTTGAATGGCCATACGTACCCTTTAGTTAAAAAACAGGAGAAAAACGCCAGTTGAAACAGCGGGCGGAGTGCTGGATTCAAAGAGCCAACCTAAGGAGCCGTTGTTGGTCGAGTTGGTGCCAGCATACCACGTGCTGTCGAGGTTGTAGGCGCGTATGCCCGTGATGATGAGGTAGTCAACATCAGCAGCTTGTCCGCTGCCTGTGAAAATAAAGGTGCCCGGATTAGTTGCAGATGCACCCGTGATGGTGAGAATGTTGCCGGCGCTACCTGAAGCTGTCCACGACGTTGTGATGCGTTGTACCCAATTACCCGGGTTGATGGTTGTCGCGCCAGTGGCAGTGCTGCTGATGGTCTTGAAGGTGTTGTTGCCGGTGATGTTGAGCGTGCCGTTGCCGCCTTGGTTCAGGGTGATGCCTGAGTAATCGACG